GTACTCCTTCCGAATGGTCAAGTTCGTGATCAAGAGAAGTTTTCGTCGATGGGGAACGGCTTTACGTTTCCCTTGGAGACTCTGATATTTTGGAGTCTCGCTGCTGCTTGCTGTCCACAAGACAGTGATGCGACAGCGTACGGTGATGACCTCATCGTACCGACTGAGTGTTACCCCCTCTTAGTTGAGGTTCTCGTAGCGCTTGGTTTCGTCGTTAACTTAACGAAGTCGTATCACACGGGTCCCTTCCGGGAATCATGTGGTAAGGATTACTTTCGGGGAACCGATGTCCGGCCGTACTATCCGAAAGGGTGGGTTACCGGGCAAAGCCTCTTTGTCTTACATAACTGGTATGTAAGAAAAGGTGACACGGAACGTGCGAAAAGGGTCCTGAATAGGATAAACCCTGCACTCGTGTTATGGGGGCCCGACGGTTACGGTGACGGCCACCTTCTCGGGGATCATCCCCGTAGAAGGCCAAGTCGTTACACGGACCGTGGCTTCTGTGGCTACTTCTTTGACACGTATGTCACCAGATCGACGAAGGACCTTGTAAGTCTTAGTCGTGGAGAATACGTTGTCCCTTTGTATTCCATCTACCGGCGGTCTGCCGATAGATGGGAGTTCGATAACCTCAAGAATCGCGCCCAGGATCTTCGTGATAACGAGGACTTCTGGATGCGCGATAACTTCGCCAAAGCAGTTCATACTGTCGTGGACGGAGTTACTGTCGCACCGACTGCTGGGAAGCAGCTCGATGCTACAGTTGTCCAAGAGCCGTTCACGGTTCTGGACGAGGTCCGCTTCGGCGCAACGCCGACAGGGGAGTATCGAATGGATCATGCGAAAGCGTTCTGGTTGAAATATGACCGGAACGCTCATGGTCCCAGAGGAGCCGCACCTCTTCCCCTCGGGTTCACCGAGGATGGAGGTAAAGCAATCCCCCTCCCGGGGGTTGCTGGCTATAAGAAGATAAGTGTCTACACACTCAGGGGCTAATCACCCC